GCATCTTCCTTGCTGTCGAAGCCTTCCTTGGCGTAGGACTTGTCCGACACTCGGATGACAGACCACTTGCGCTGCGGCCCCTTGAACTCAATGGCGAAGGGAGCGTCGGTGGCGGGCTTCTCGTCCTTCCCGTTCAGCTTCACGAAAATAAGCGTTTGCACCTTGACGTGCAGCTTGGAACAGCCCACCACGAGCAACTGGGCGTACCACGCGCCGCCGTCGGGGACGACTTCGATGGTGTCGTAGAGCGCGACGCCCTTGGCTACGTGCGCCCAGTACGCAGGGTCGAGCACGTCCTTGAACTGGGTGGAGGCTTCCGGTGTGGCGCGGTGGATGTTGCGCGCGAACTCGGCGGCCTTGACGCGGTTCTGTGTGATCCGCGGGGATGTCACGTTCTTGGCTGCGTTGGGGGTAGACATTTGACGATCTCCTTCACGTTGAAAAGGCCCCAAGTATAACCCTGGAGCCTTCTCGCTGCAACCCCTTTACACTTTAGTCGGTGTTAGTTGCGCTGCCGATCACAGTGCCGTCACCCAGATCAACAGCACCTGGATAGGTGGCGCTGACGGATACGACCTTATGGACCGACAGTGCGGTTGCGTCGGTGGTGCTATCCTTGTGATACACGAGGTCGTTGACCTTCATGCCCAGGGCGCCGCCGTTGGTGATGAAGCCCGAGGTGTCCACCGCAGCGGCTGCGTCGGCCGAAGTGTGATACCAAGAGCGCGGGCCGGCAACGGCCTGCTGTTGCAGCGTGGGCGGGTTTGCGGAATCGTAAGCCATGGTGACTCTCCTCTCTTAAAGTGTTTGATCGCCCACCCCGAAGGGTGGGCTACCGATTACTGCGCTGCGAAGGCAGAGCCGTCGTGGTTGATAACGACCACACCGCTGTTTTGCAGCAGAGCGGAACCCATGTAGGCGCTCACCAGGCAGAAGGAGTAGTCGTGCTCCTTGTTGTAGTCTGCGTTGGTGGTGATGCCGCCCGTGTTGATCGCGTGGCCGACGGCGCTCTTGTGGTACATGAAGCACTTCTCGGCGCTGGTGCCCTTGCCCGGCAAGTTCGGGTGAACGATCCAGTTCACACCAGCCCAACGGAACATGGTCAGGTTGCCTTCGAAGGGCTTGTTGTTCACGTAGTCGGCGGAGGCGAACTCCTTGACTTGCATGAGGTACGCCTCGAAAGCCGGGGTAATCAGCGCGGACACGTTGCCGTCGAACGGCACTGCGTTGTTGCCCAGGATGGTCTTCGCATACAGCGCCAGAGACAGGCTGGCGGTGACGGCCGTGCCGGTGTCTTGGGTGCCGGTGTTCAGGGTGGTGATGATGTCGGAATCGACCTTGCGATTCATAACAGCCATCGACGTTTCCTGCATGATGCGGCGGCCATCGCCTTGCGACGCGAACAGGTTGAAGCCGGTGCGGATCGGCTTGTCGTGCCACTCGACCAGAGTGGCGGAGCTTTGGGTCAGGTTGTCAGCGCGACCGGGGATCAGGCCGTTCAGGCCGCGGGTGACCGCTTCGGCAGAGCCGGAGTCAGCTACCAGGAAGGTCGCGGTGTTGCCCTTAATCTCGACTTCAGTGGTGACGGTTTGACGAGCCAGCGATTGACGCTGCTCGAAGCCAGCGATGAACTCCTGGCGGTATTGCGTTTGGTATGCGTGGTCGGACATGATGGGTTCTCCTCAATGTTGAAGACAAAAAGTTTCTTTCATCCGCAGCTTGGGGTATCCATCGTGCTGTCGTCGCTGGGTGCCCTTTCGGATCAGCAACTAGGCCAACGGGGCCTTACTTGTCGGGTGGCTTCGGAAGGAAGCGTCCGCCTGACTCAGGATCAGCGACGTTTCCTTCCTCTACCAATAACGCCAAAGCTATTCGAATCGAACGGCCCTGTCAACTACTTTTTCAACTTTTCTTGCACGTCCACCAACTCGCGATACCGGGACTGCATCTTCTCGGCATTCGGACCCTTCCAGTATTCGGAGTTGCGGTCCCCCATGAGCTTCGAGATGTTGGCGATCTCAGTCTCGATGGCCTGGGCGGCGTTGGTGCCCGAACCCGGAACGACGGTGGCCGTGGGGTTCACCTCGCGCGCCAGATTGGCGAGCCAGCGCTGGATTTTCGGATTGCTGCCGAGAGGCGTACCGTCAGCCAGCCGGGCGCCCATGATGAGCGCCTTGCCATCTTCAGGAATCTGCGTGAGCAAGCCGTCGATCAGGTTCATGTTCAGCTTGTACTCGCTGCCCCACTCCTCCCGCATCTTCTCGTTGGACTCGTTCGTGAACGCGGCATCGGCTTGGCGCAACTCGGTGACCTGGGCCTCCTGCTGCTTGAAGTACCACGCCAGGGTGCTCTTTACCTGAGCCGGTGTGAGGTTCAACTCGTGCGCTGTCTTGGCGAATCCGTCTACTACCGGCTTGTCGAACTCGCCCACCACCATGCCGTCGGGCAGCGTGGTGTCGTACTTGTCGGCAGACGCGGGGATGCCGTTCTCCTCGCGCCACTCGGCCAACTGCTCGGGTGTCGGGTCCGTCGGGAGGGCAGACTTCAGCGTGCCACTGGCGATCTTGTTCTGCGCCGCGATCAGCGCGTCGGTCACGTCCTTAACGGAACTGTAACGGGACAGACGCTTCAGCAGCTTATCATCCTCGCCAGCGATCTCGGTGCGGATGGCCGCCCAGTCCTTCGGGGCAGGATCGGCAGGTGCAGCAGGTGCAGCAGGTGCAGCAGGTGCAGGTGCAGCGGGTGCAGGTGCAGCGGGTGCAGGTGCAGGTGCAGCAGGTGCAGGTGCAGCAGGTGCAGCAGGTGCAGCAGGTGCAGCGGGTGCAGCGGGTGTAGACGTGCCGGGAACCGGGGTTTCGTCAGCCATGGTGCTTCTCCTTCACGGGTTGAAAAATCAATTGTTGTCGGGCAGGACACCCAGCTTGACCTTAATCAGGGTGAGAATCTGGAGGCCTACGCGACGCTTGCCGGAAACGAAGGCGTGGTCCCTGGGGTCAGGGCGATAGTCCTCCTCGTAGGTGCCGCAGGCTTCGTAGACGATCCAGTTCAGCGCGCGCTGCTGCTGATCTGCGGACGCCACGCCCTGCGCCAGAGCCTGCAGCGCGGCGGCGTCTGCCTTGTTCCACTTCGCAGGCTCTACTGCCGCCGGGTACTCGATTTTCTTGGTCATCCAGTGCTCCTTATCTCAGCGCGGCGGCGGCACCTTCCAGTGCCCCCGGCGGTGCGATCTTTCCAGCCTCGCCCAAGGTCTTCGCTACGTCGGCGCCGGCTTGCATCTGCGCCAGCATCTCCGCCGTGCGCTGATCCTGCATGCGCTTGTTGGCCATATTCGCCACCACGCTTTCGCTGCGGGTCCACTTGGCCGGAACGCCGATGCCTTCGAGCACATCGCGCAGGGCAGTCGAAGAGTCGAGGATGTCGGCCGCCGTCGGGTCCAGCTGCACGGCCTGAGCCAGCATGCTGTTGGCCTCCAAGAATCGCTGGCCCTTCTCGCGCTCTACCGCATCGTGCAGCGGCGACTCGAACGAGAACTCGACCTCGGCGCCACGCACCCCCTCGGGGATGTCGAAGTGCGAACCGAAGGCGCCCCTGCGCATCATTATGTCGAACGTCTTGTCGCAGAGCGGATGATTGTACTCCGATTCCATCGGCTCGAACAGGGGCAGCGCCTGCCGAATGTACTCTTGCACGCGCTGGCCTACCTCGAATGCGGTCATATCCTGGCCAGGCGGCGGCAAGGCCAGCTTGTTCAGGAAGAACGCCTCCGCGATCATCGCGCGAATTTCGCCTTGCATGTTCAGGCCATTCGGCAGGCCCCGCTGGTCTTGGGTGAGCGGGCGCAGTACCTCGCCGAGGCGTTCGTCGTAGGCAGCATCCACCCAGTTCACACCGCCGGCGTAGAGCGAGATGTCGCCCCGCAGAGCTTCCTGCACCGCGATCATCGGCGGGGTGACCGCCTTCTCGCCGGCTTCCAGCAGAGTGCGCGTCATGGCCTGGATCAGGCGCGAGTCGGGCAGCGCCGCCACGGTCGCAGGCGAGTAGGCGTACTGGCTGCCGGAGACGGTACTCCACCGAGCGATCACATACTCCTGCGTTAGCAGGCCACGTTCTTCCAGCAGGTGCTTGTTGTCTACGTCGAAGAAGACGGAGACGTAAGGCGTATTCCACTTCTTCTCCCCGACGTAGTGCTCCGCCGGGAGGATGCAGTGCTGCACGTTGAACTCCTTGTACGGCTCCTTCGCCACGCACTGCGCAACGTCGCGGTGGATCGTGCTCGGGAAGAGTTCCTTTAGCTCGATGGCGGTGAGCTTCCACCTGCGGAACACGGTGTCCGCGATGCCGTCGGCGTTCTCCACCCATGCGCAGTCGCGCAGGTGCCAGCAGCGGTACAGCATGCCACTGGCGTCCTTGTTCGGAGATACCTGCAGCACGTTCTGCCCGAAGGCCGAGAAGTCGTGGTCGGCTTCTTTCGTGGCTCGTGCGAACTGCGTCTTCCGGTTGTGCATCGCGCGGCGCATGCGATCCCCTGCCATCTCCAGCCAGGCCTTGCTGGTCTGGTCCAGTTTGTCGTAGTTGCTGGTGCGGACATGGAACCACTTCTTGCTGCTCGGGCGCAGCATGGAGCCGATGGCGTTGCCCAGATCGCGGCGCGCAAGGATCGGGTAACTGGTGTAGAGGTTCGAGGCGAACTCCTCGCCCATGTTGCGCACCGTCGTGAAGTCCGCGCGCTCGGGGTAGAAGTTGTCTGCGATGGTTTGCCACAAGGACAGCAGCGACGAGCGCTTGCTGAATAGCTGCTCGCTTTGCTTGAGGAGTTGTTCGAGATCGGAGGCCATGGCTTAGCTCCCTGTTGCTGGCGCGGGGTTGTTCGTTCCGCCCAGGTTATTGTTCGCCCCGCCCAGGATCGTACTTTCGCGTCCTTGGTTCTGAGCCACCATCCGTCGCATCGCGCGCAGCCTTGCGCGCCGGATCGTCTCGGAGTCGATGGTAGGCATCGTCACCGGAGCGGGAGCGGGGGCGGGCGCATCGTCGCCTGCGCTACGGATCGCGCCAATGCCTTCTTGCATCACGTTGAGTGTGCCGTACTCCGGTGAGATGACGCCGCCCAGCCCTCCGGCGCGGTCATATTGTCTGCTGACAGAACCCCCTAATCCGCTCATGTCCTTCTCCTTCTCACGATAACCTGCGGTACCGGCTTGCGCGCCGACCAGTCGCCGCCAAGCATGCTCGACTGCTTCAGGCCATCCGCCCACGCCATTACCACGGCGTCACCCTTATCGGTGCTGCGCGCAAGTTTAGCACAAACGTCCTCCTTCGACTCGGCTTTTATCTTGCCGCCCTTGTCCGCCCTCTTGATGATCTCGTACCCAACAGCGCACAGGTCGGCCACCATCTCGGGATCAGGAGGCAGCGCGATCCGTGATCCGCCTGGCTGAGACGGGTCGAGCGCTTCACGGAAACGCCAGTAGGCCATCGTCCTCACGTTCTCGAACCCGAGCAGGTTGTCTACCGTCTTGGCCGGTGTAGTCTTCACGCCCATGTAACCTACCGCGTCTACCCCGTTCTCGCGCAGGTGGGCGTAGGCGTCACCGCCCCAGCCTCCGCCTATGTCAATGACGACCTTCGCGTTGTCACGCCGGTGAGCGATAACCCAGCCCCCGTAGACCTTCCCGTCGGGGGTTTCCTTGCCGGGCTTGACTTCCAGCCTTGCATAGTATCCGTCGTACCTCTTGGCCAGGACAGATCGGTCGTTGCCACCTTGGGCTACGTCGGCGCCGATAGCGCACAGCGGCACGCCGGGCGGGACCGTGGCAGTCCACCGGGCTTGGGCCTCCTTGATCCACGCGGTCGGGATCAGCTGGAAGGCGTCGTCCGATCTGTCTGTCAGGAAGTTGCCCGACACCAGGACATCGCGCATCTCCTTCGGCAAGCCGGCAAGGGACTTCGCGTACTGCTCTTTGTCGTAGTAGGGGTTATCGGTGAACTTTGAGGAGATGTACGTGCGGCTCAGAGCCGGCACCTTGACGCCGTGCATCATCACGAAGTCGTCCTTTCCGCACTCCTTGTCGTCGCCGCCCTCGGGATCGGGCAAGAAGTAGCGGAGTTCGCCCCCTTGCGCGGGGTTCGGATAGTGTGGGTCGAGCCATGGGGCGAAGTAGGTAATCAGCCAGTCGCCAGTAGAGTTCAACGGCGGGTTGCTGCCGAGAACCATCCGGCAGCGTTGTCCTGGCTTGTCGGTACGCAGCCAGCCGATCAGCATCCGCACCTGCTTCTCGGGCACTTGCGCAGCCTCATCCACGCAGATCAGGTCGTGCGGGTTGCCCTGCTTCGAGTCAATGTTCTCGCCCAGGCCCATGAACTCGATCACGCCGCCTTGGGGCTTCCGGTACACGGGGCGGTTGCCCCCTACCGCAGACTGTTCCTGGCCCAAGATGTTGTCGAGCGTGTGCAGCACGCCGGTGAGGTCCACGAAGTTCTTCCGCACGACCAGCGAGCGGTGGTGCTGGTTCAGCGCCAGGCCGACTTCGAGCGCGGTCTTGCCACCGCCCGGCGATCCACCGAACAGCAGCACGTCAGCCTCGCTCACGTAGGCCTCGAACTGCGGCCCTGGCGAAGGTATGAAGATCATGTCCTTCGTCGCTTCGAGCGCCTGCGCGCATGCCTCGCGCTGCGCAGCCTCGGGCATCGCAGTCAACTTGGCGATGATGTCGTCTACTTGCATATCGTCACTTTCTGGATGGGCAGGCCCGATGCGGTGTCGAGCTTGCACGTTACCTCTACCGCTTCCTCTGCAGTGTGCCCGAGCGCCAGCGCCGCCAGTGCGAAGGGTTGGCCACTACCACCAGCCCACGGCACGCAGGCGGGGAACGGGCGCAGGTCGTCGTCAATCTCGAACGCTCGACCCTTCTTGTCCACGACCAGCGCCGAGACCGAGTCCAGTTCCCTATCTACGATCACGGGCTTGTCACCCCCATTCAGCCACTCGATCACCTCGGGCCAGAGTGACGCCCGGCCACAAAAGGCCACATAGCTGCCATCTTTCAGCTTGAAAATCTTCGTGGCCGTGCCGAAGACAGTGCTGCCTGATACGATCCGCGAGTCCGTCACGAGGGTCTTGCCGTCATAGGCTATTGTGGTCATCTTGTCTCCTCACTGAATGTGCACGCCGTCGGTGTCTACCTTGTCCAGCAGCACCTTGCCCAAGTTCACCATCGGCTTGCGCACGTTGCGCGTCCACCAGCTTGTGCCCCTCGATCTGTTCCACCGGCTCAGCCGGGTTGTCGTCAGCCACTCGCGCGGCAGTTCCAGCATCACCACGGTGCCCACCACAACATTCAGCAGCACGTCGAGGGCCAGCCCGATAGCCAGCATGATGTTGCCGCACACCCAGAGCATTCGATCCTTGTCCTTGTCGATCCCGCCCGAATCGCGCAGCGCGCGCATGCGCATGACTGCGGCGAAGTGCACCCATGTCGAATAGAGCAAGAACACGCTGAGCGCGGCCCACGCAGTCACCGCCTCGGCGATCAGGATCAGCGTGCTCATACGTCCTCCGTCCAGCCGAAGTAAGTGCCCGTCACCAGCGCGGCCTTGTCGCAGGTGAAGGTCATGGCAATGATCGTGCCTTCACTGAATCGCAGCGGGATGGGGAAGGCCATGCCCTCGCTGCTGTCTTGCATCGCCACCTCGCCGTGGGGGAAGAACAGCCCCTGCTGGGTGAATTGGTGGGCATCCAGTTCAGTCGCCACCAGTTCGATGTGCACCTGCGAGGCTGCGGTGCCACTCACAGCGCCACCGATGCCGGCAGCGATGAATGCGTACTTGCCGCGAGGGACCATTCTCGCGGTAGACCTGCAGCGCAGATCGGAAATGCCGATCTCCGACAGCGTGCTGCCTGCGAACGACGCGGTGATGGTCCCTGCCGAGTATCCGCCCGAGCCGACGGTGAAAGCATGCAAGCACTGGATGAAGCGCACGTCGGTCGCCACCATGAGCACAGGCGTCGTGCCGTTGAGGGTGACGATCTCCGTCTGGGGGTCGAGGTTCATGTCCAGGTAGTGTACTTCGACGGTGCGGATGCCTGTGCCCGCTGCTGTGTCGTTGATTGAGGTTGATACGATAGACGGCTGCACGCCGGCGATCCCTGGAATGTACAGCACCCCGTTGGGCCAGATCAGCCCGTTCACCACCACGCCAATGGTCACACGTTCACCGAACCCGCCAAACGGTTCGGCGCCCGGTACAGCCCCGCGCGCTACTGCAAGCAGATAGTCCTGCTCATAGCTGGCGACCAGCATGTTGCGCTTCGATGCGATCACAGGGTTACCTCCTCCAAGTTATTATCTACCGATATTCTCAGTAGATAATAACTTGGCCCTCCGAAGAGGGCCAAAGTGTTACGCCAAGCGGTACGTCACGTAGGTGTTGGCCGCGGTCTTGCGAGTCAAGAAGCGAGCCGAAGTGCCTGCGGCGACAACGCCAGAACCCACAACAGTATGCGTCGCTGCGGCGGTGACGGTGAAGGTGTTTGCGCCCGTGTTAATCGCGGACCATTCGAAGGCCTCATTCACCAGCAGGTTGTCAGGGGACGCGAACGAGGTGTCCATCGCTGTGCCGGTGTCGAGGGTGGCCACGACGGCGGCTGCAGTGGTGGAGTTGACGATACCCGTCTTCAGCAGCGCAGCGGTCAGGGCACCAGTGGCGTTCAAGCTGCCTTGGGAACCTTGCAGACCGATTGCGCGGCCAGTGTCGTTGTAGCACAGTGCGGTGCGGCCACCGACGACGAGTTTGAAAGCCTTCGACAGGCCGATCAGCTTGCCGTGCAGCGAGGTGAGGATAGTTGCGGTTGCAGCCATGGTGATTCTCCTTTGCTTGTTATGCCCGGCCACAAGGACCGGATTGCTTACCGGGTGGTCCTACCCGGCGGAGGTGCTACTTCTTACGCTTCAGCATGGGGTAACCCTTGCCAGGGCACTTGCCCTTGTGCTTCTCGTGGTCCATCGCGATCACCCCCCTTCATTCATCGTTCGCTGCGGCGGCGAGCACCTTGGCGCTCTGCACCATAACGAAGCCCGTGGTGCGCATCGGGGCGGCCCACACTGCGATCACCACGTCGTCAAGCATCACAGGCTCTCCCACGCCATGACGTTGCCGCGCCACAACCAAGGCCATATCTCCGTGAAGGAGTCGCCCACACTCAGGCCCTCATAACGGATGGCCGACACTTGAAAGCGCACGGCCTCGACAGGGTACGCCACGAAGGCGAAGAGAATCCAAAGCATCGCGCCGTCGCTGATCTTCGTGCGGCCCGCGTTGCGGTATGTCGTCACGGTCTTCATGTCAAATACTCCCGACACTATGCCGAGAACTGTCCGACAGCGATGACAGCGGCGCCGGCGCCGGTGGTGATCTTCCACGGGCCGGTTACCGCCCTGGCACCGATATCTACCACTCGCGGCCCCACGGCCAGCGCAGCGTTAGCCGTCTGGATAACGATGGTCGTGGCGCCATCGGTCAGCGTGACGCTGGCGGTGGCCGGTGTGATCGTCTCGATAATGAGGCGGGTGAGGAAGTCCCCCTTCGCCCCTGCGCCGCCCAGTACCTGATCCGCCTGGCTTACGGCTACTGTTTCGTAGTCGTGGCCCCCGTACTCGTAGGACTCGTTCGCTTGTTTGACAGAAGGCATGATCTACTTCTCCTTGGTGTGGGTTGCCGACATGAACAGGAAAGCGATGCGACGCGCGGCGTCGTTCACATCGCTGGTGCCACCTTGGGGCGCTGGCGCAGGAGGTGCGTTCTTCCCGCCATCGGGATTGTCAGCCATGCCGAACGCTTGGCGCTCCAGCCCGATCAGAACCTTCAGGACTTCGGCCAGCTTCTTGAAGCTGTCCACTCGTCCAGGCAGGTCGACGCCTCGCTCGTTCTCGCTGCGCAGGCATTCGCCCAGAGTGTCGAACAGTTCGAGGTTGTCGCTTGTCGTCTCGATCTCGGCGAGCAGTTTCTGAGCCAGCGTGCGGTAACGGGTGATCTCTTTCTGGTGAGCAAGAATAATTTCTGTGCCCTTTTGAGCAGCGGCCTCGATGATGGCCTCGTCGGCGACCTTGGAAACCTTGTCGGCGGCTACCATGGCGTCAATCGCCGAAGTGGAAACCATCTCTTCGATGCGTGCACGGATGCGCGCTTGCTTGTCGCGGGGCACGTCTTCAAAGTGCTTTGCAATCGCTGCGTGGGTAACCGAGTCGCCAGTCAGAATCTCGTAGTCGGCAGCCATTTGGCGCGTAGACTTCAAGCCGGCTTTCCAGTCGGCTTCAAGTAGGGTGTAGTTGACTTTCGGTTTGGCTGCCATGTCGTTTGCTTGGGTAGGTGAACACTGTACGCGCGAATCTTACTCGGCCTTGTCCCCCTTTGCAAGTACCTTGCCCAGTTCGCCGTTGGCGTATCGAGCCTGGGTACGCTTTCCGTTGGATAACCTTGTCGCCTCGGCTGCCCGTAGCGCTTTTCGGCATTCGGAATGATCCCCCGAGCGAAGGTGCTTGTGGCAATGGTTGCAGTAGAATGACACTTGCATGGTTGTGGTCTTTCCCGAGTGCTTTTCAATGTTCGAATTGTACCACTTTCAAGGGTTGAAAAGTTGGAGGCTCGTATGTGTGATACAGGAAGGGGAGAGAGTTGTCCAAAAACAACTACTCTCTCCTCCCTGTCCACATCACACACACTCACGGTGCCTTGGAGTCAATTTTATGTCAAGAAAGAGGGTTGAAATGTCAAGAAAGGAGGTTGAAATATCAAGAAACGATTGACACCATATCAATTTTCAGCCTTGCAGTATCAAGTCAATCTTGATATAATTCTGCTCTGAAAATGTCAATTTTGATGCTCTTTTTCCGCCTCTGAAAGCCAATAACATCAAGAGAATTGACATTTTTCTTTTTATGTTAAATCAAGGAGATACAACCATGTCAAAACACGAAGATTTGAAGGCCGCGCGCACAATCGCAAACCTAGGACAAAAAGAAGCCGCCCAAAAAGCGGGGGTAAGCCCCGAGTACCTGTGCCGTATGGAAAAAGGCAAAAGCCCTATACCAGAAGCTACCTACCTGAAGTTCCTCGAAGCCATCGGCAAAACCCAGGCCGATATAGACGCCTACTTCGCCAACCTCCCAGCGGCCCGGCAGCCCCCCTCCAGGCAGATCACGGACCTGGTGGTGGAAGAGTACATCCACGGCCTACCACGGCCCCGCGCCGAAGCCTTGTGCGCTTCTATCTTGCGCAAGCACCCCCAGCCTGCAGCCGCGAAGATTGAATATGACCGGAAAGGCTACCCTCTCAATGTCGGCCCGTTCGATGCGGTAGAGTATGACCGCTCTGCCTTCGAGAAGAAAAACCCAGGCGTGTACCTTGATGATATCTTGATCGAGATCGAAGGTAAGGACTTCCCCGCGCTGGATCGCATCCGCCAAGTGAAGTTCACGGAGCGTCGCTGGCCTAACAACAAGGACGAGGACCACTTGCAAGAGCGTGCGAAGGCAATGCGGGAGTGGGATGACGAGACCGCCGCCTATTTCGCGGAGTTGGCCCTTGAACACGGCTGGCCAGTAGACGAGGAGAAGGCTCGCGCCATGGTAGAGGCTGCCAGGATAGAGAAGGCGAAGCAGCAAGCCGAGGCAAAGGCTAAGGCGGAGCGGGATGTGAAAGAGGACGCAGAACGAAGGGCACAGCAAGAGGCTCAGCGCAAGCTGGAGGCGGACCCCGAGTATCAAGCCAAGAAAAAAGCAGAGGAAGCAGAGGCAAGGGAGCGCTCCTGCGCAGCAGCGGAGAAAAGAATGCGGGGGGCCAAATACGATGTTGAAGGATACCCACAAGAGTACCCCGCCGCCGATCTGGAGGCCGCGCAAGGCAATCTTCAGGCGATGCTGGACTACAATAACGGCCTAATGGCCTTAGAGGGGCCTTACTACCGGTCTATGTGCGAACGACGTGAAACACTTCGTAAGGAGCGTTTATTGAAACAAGCTCGCATTCGCCAGTTGGAAGAAGGGGCCCGCCTTCGCCGTTTAGAAGATGAAGACCTGGCCTAGACGTTTTTATAGCCCGCAGTCTCGACGAGAGGCGGGCTAGATGGGAAAACTACCTACTTTCCCTATCAGCTGGTGTCCTCTACGACGGGCGCCGCCCTCCACACGAAGCCGCCAGAAATCACGATCTTGCCGACTTCCTGCAGGAGCGCGACCATCTTCGATACGGCCTTGTCCCTTGGGTCGGTCTTTGCACCCTCTGGCCCGGGTGGCAAACGGTTCTTCACAGCGGCGAGAAGGTCGTAGTACATCACCTTGCTATCGCCTACCTGCTCCAAGCCGTCCATGCACTCGAACACCAGCTTGTTGTGGTCTACCTTTTCCCCTTTCTTGTCTTCCGCCTTCACGGGGATAGCCGACTCCTTGACGACGCAGCTTGTGATAACCTCGTCGTCGTCGTCCTTCTCGGGCAGTTCTACCGTCACCAGCTTGAAGCCAAACTCGGCCCCGTCAGCCCCGTCCTTCATCTTGGTGACGGTGGCCTGGCGGTCGTCGCCGTCGCGCACTATCTCGATCTCGGCGTCAGCTGCGGCGCGCAGCCCGGACCAACCCCGCGCACCCTTGGAACTGTCCTTGCCTGAGTGGTGCACCAGGATGACCAGCGCGCCGGTGCACTTGTGAATCTGCCGGCAGTGATCCAGCGCCTTGCCCACGTCCTCGCCGGCGTTCTCGTTGGCGCCCGACATAACCTGGGCGAAGGTGTCAACCACGACGACGGACACCTTCCCGAACGCCTGGATGGCGAGGATCAGGTCCTTCGTGTCCTGCACCTGCATGAGGTTGGGCGTGTCAGGGATGATGCCTACGTCGAGGTCTTGAAGGTCTACGCCATGGTGTGCCCCGTAGGCGCGAAGGCGTGAACGCATGCCGCCGATACCCTCAGCACAGACGTAGGCCACCTTCCCTTGCGTGACCTTGTGGCCGCGCCAAGGCTCCCCGCGCGCGACAGCCGCGCACACATCGAACACCCAGAAACTCTTGCCTGAGCCAGACTCGCCGTAGACGACCGCCAGGCTCGCTTTGGGTAGCACGTTCTTGACGATCCACCCGGGGAGCTTGCGCTCGGCGAACTCGTGGGCAGGGACGACTTGGAAACGGGGCTTCTTTGCCGCTTCGGGAGCTTGATTTTCTTCCGACATGGTTTTTTGCATGTCGGGGACATCCTCGTCAGTAAGAGGGAAGAACCCCTCGAAAGGGTCGGCCGCTTGGATGCCGATGGCCGCCTTGAAATCATCTTGGGTTCGC